TTTTTCTTTGATTACTTCTAATGGTGTCTGTTCCATAACCTGCACTTTAGTAAGGGGATTATTCTCTTGTCAAGCACATTTGCACAGGATTGTGCCAGGAACAATCGGAAGTCTTGTAGCGGATAGTGCGGAAACGACAGGGTTAAAGTGGGCGGCACCTTCAAGCGGATTAACTTTAATTAAAAGAGCAACTTCAACGAGTGTTGCTGATACTGGAACAACTTTTGATGGAGTTTTTAGTGCAAGTTACAATAATTATTTAATTGCTATAGAGTCTTGGTCTAATTCTGCCGGTGCTGGCCCTGACCCATATATTCAATTACGATACGCTGGCCCAACAACTCAAGCCGGAACTTATTATTGGAATAATTTTACTAATATAAGCAATGGAACAACTGCCAGCGCTTATGCAAATCCCAGCAATTATTGGCAAATTGCAAGAAATACGGGCGGTGGCCGACCAGGTTCAGGCAATTTCTGGATTAGTAGAGTTAATGGCGGTTATCCTCTTATGTATGGAACTTATGGAGAAGATGATACCGAGGAAATATGCACATTTATTGGATTACAACACACAACGAGAACTTACACAGGACTAATTTTTTCAAGTTCTAGCGGTAATCTAACTCTCACAGCGTCTATTTACGGATTGGCACTATAATGATGACAAAACAAGAAATCATAGCAAAATATAAAAATGAAAATCCTATTCTTCGCCGAGGTAGTGAAGAAACTGGTTATGAAAAAATTACTGGCGATGAATATGATTTACTTATTGAATCTTGGGCCGATGCAGAAATAGCGAAAATAGAAAAAGCAGCCGCCGAAGAAGCCGCTAAAGCCGAAGCAGCAGCCAAGCGCGAAGCGGCATTAGCCAAACTCGCCGCTCTTGGTCTTGATAGTGATGACTTAAAGGCTCTCGGTCTTTAGCACAATCCCCTCAAGATTGTTCCCTGCCCTTTTGATCGGGCAGGGTCAGTCTTAGCCTAAAAGCAGGCGAGCCTCTTCCTCGGTGATTCCGAGACGCTTTAATAGGGCTTGGCGATTAGCAGTTGCTTCGGCTTGTGCTTGCGCTTTCGCCTCATCTGCTAAATCAAAGGCGGCTAGAAATTCTTGTTTGGTAAATGGCTCGGCTTCTAGGAACTCAATCCCTTCGTAATCTTCACCCCTAATTACCCAGCCGCCATTAGGTCTCAAATAAAATAAAACATCTTCGGCACTAGCCAATTTATGCTCCAATCTCTAATAACATAATCATTCCGGTTTGGCTACTCTCAAAAGCCCTTAACGAACCACTATTGGAGGTATCATTTACGCCGATTTGAATCTTGTAATTTGTGGCGCTAGTAGTGCTTGGAGCATCTAAATAATTGATTGCCCAAGTAGCCCTTATTCTTTGCTGACTAGAAGCGCCTTCGTAATGACCCGACCAAAAGAAAGGCGAGTTTGCCGAATCATCGCCGAAAATAAAAGTGCTATCTCGCATTAATCTCCAACCGCCAAAATTGGCCTGTGCATCGCGCCATTGAGTGATTGGCATTGTAAGAAGAACTAAAATTTTAGAAGTCGCTGCGCTCGGAGTTATCGAGCAATTTAGACCACTATCCGACCAAGTAGTCGAAGTTGAAGTCGTTTGCGTTGAATAAGTAGCGGAAACAACTTGTAAAACTTTGCCACCAGCAGGAGCAGCCCACTTTAGACCTGTAGTTTCTGAACTATCCGCTACGAAAAATGCTGATCTTCCGTAGCGGAACAATCTCGGAGGATTATGCTGAAGGCTTGCCCAGGGTCAGGCCGTCAGGGATGGGTTTGGAATAGTTCCACTTGGCGATATATTCACCTAATCCATCTGAATCATCTTTGACATTTATTACGCCATCAAAAGGTGTAAAATCGTTCCAAGTTAATTCAGGATAAGCAGCCAAAATAATTTCGCAAAGTGTCATTTTACGCTCCTAAAAATTCGCAGCAAAAGTTATTGTATGTAGTCCCACCGCGAACTGCCGTGGTGTTGTCACCGCTATTTTGGAAAATTTCTATTTCAAAATAATCTGTTGCTACGGCATCGACAATGAAAGAGCCATTACAAAAAGTCGTTGTAGCCGCTAACCCACCTTGCGTTGCTCCGCCCAAGTAAGTTGAACCATTTTTAACTAACCAAGCAATCCTAACACCTGTTCCTGGTGTTCCAACAATATGGCTCCAGCCCATTGAATAAGTAAAAAGATATTTTCCACCTTTACCGGTCGGGATAGTGATTCTTGAAGTATTGCTCGAAGTGCTGTGAAAACTATCGGTATCGATATCTTCACTATTAAAAGTCACTTTTACGGATGAACCGCTATTTGAGGCAAAATCTGTGCTGTTGTAAATACGACATCCGGCAAAAGTAGGTGCCTGCCACTTGAGTCCGGTGGTCTCTGAAGAGTCCGCTACGAGTGTGTAGCCGTCTGTGCCTACTGATAAGGCAGATAGGGTATCGGCTGCGGTGCCAACCAAGAGATCACCCTTGGCAGCAACAGCATAGTTGGTGGTATCGGCTACATACTTCAAGCCTGTGGTCTCACCTGAATCGGCAACGAGGCGATACTCATTGGTTCCTACAGCAAGACGGGCTGGGGTGTCAGCAGCGGTTGCTGTGACGATATCTCCCTTAGCGTCAACGATAGACTCAGGGATACCAGTCCCTGGTTCTGGAATACGTCCTATAGCCATATTATGACAACTCCGTTCCGAATGCGTTAAACGAGAAATCAGCCGTAGATGCGTAGACTGATACAACATCTGTCGCAGCCAAGGTAATTCCCAAGGTCATAGTGTCTGTCGAGTTAGCAGACAGAGATGCGTCATAGATGAGGTACTGCGCATTAGCAGCAGCAGCGCCTGCAATTCTTACGTAGACGCGGTAGGTTCCTGAAGAAGCGCCTCTATTGGCTACAGTGATTGTAGAGACAATCGTTGAAGTAGCAGCAGGCACTGTGTAGAGATCTGCTTGCGTTGTCGCAGCAGGGGCAGACTGCCCTAGTACTTTGTAGGTTGTAGCCATTTATGCTCCCATATAGAGAAATGAAGTTGGTATTGTTTCTTGTGAATTTACTACTCCTGCTTCAAATGCGTTTAGGTCATCTGAGGTCAGAACGTGTTTTACTGTAGCGCCGGAAGAATGGGTTACTGCCGTTGTTCCTGCTCTACCTCGAACGACGGTAAGGGTGTCGCTCGAAACCTGGGTTACGAAGACAATCTCTTCGTTGTTTGTATCTGGGTCTAGGGCAACTGTGAACTGATCAACGTTGCCTGACGCTAGTGTGACTCCACCCATAAGAGCAGAGCCAGTGCCGGATGCAACAGTTACCGTAGTAGTGCTGTTGTTTATGCCGGATGCCAGCGTTGTCTCAACGCTGATTGACGAGAACTTACGAGTCATTGGCCTTCCTTATTTCGTATAGTGGAGTCTTATTGGGTACTTGTCAGATAACTTCAGTGCCTCCTCCTGAAGTCTCTGCTGGAACAAAGCGAATAGATATCTAGATGCAGTAGCACCAGAGTTGTATGGATTCTTAGTATCGTTAAGGTCAGCCTCAGCGCTGGTTAGATTTATTCTGCCAGCGTCAAGGAAAGAGAGAAGTTTGTACGAAGCACCAAGAACAGTGACATCATAAGTACTAGCAGGTAGGCCTGTAACATCCTCATAATCGTCGGTACTAGCATCAAGGGTATTGGGTTCTGTGGTGTACCAGACTTGAACTGTACGTCCAGGTTGAATGTTTTCATAGATATTCACCGTATTGTTTGTGTTAAAGGTTGCAGCGTTAGCCATTGGGTCCATACGCCAACGATTGATTGGTAGCCATTCCTGGCTAGATCCTGTCGTCTGCCAAGACATATACAGAACTTGTTCTGCATCATCCGGTAGCGCATAAGTAATCTGAGAAGCATTGAAGGTAAAGGTAGTTGAAGCAACAGACCAGAGTTTAGGATAGTAACTGTTGATAGTATCGTTAATAGCCTTCTTGATATTAACTCTTGGAAAGGTTGGAGCCAAAGTAACTTGGGCATACTGCGAGTGAGGAGCAGCGGTGGTACCCTGATAACCTCTACCAAAACCTGGCGCTACGGTCATCTGGTTGTTAGCCTTATCAAAGGTATCAATCCAGATTAACTCATCATCAATCTCAATGACGCCCTTAGCGAGATTATTAGCAGAGCCTACGGTGATGGAGTTGCTGGTGGCTGTGATACCACCTGAATTATTTATATAAGTTACGCGGTCCTGACGAAGAGCATAGCCTTGTAGATTGGCTCTGATCTCATCAATCATTTCTCCCAGTGTTGGCATTGCTTCCTTCCGTGTACCAGCCATCTCCCCATAAGGTCTCTAACCTTTGGAAGTAGTATTCATATTGCTTGGCTATGACATCTACTGAGTAGAGCGATATAGCCCTATCTCTAATAGCCTGCCTATCCAAGTTCTTTACATTCTGTGTAGCCAAGATAAACTCTTCAACATTCCTACATCTATAGCCAGTAACACCTTGGACTACTGTCTCAGTAAATGCACCCCAGTCTGTTGTAATCACTGGAGTTCCACAAGCCTGTGACTCAATGTTCACATTACCAAATGGTTCTAAGTAAAGCGTTGGGACGAATGTAGCGATTGCTCCACCCATCAACTCTGCCCGCTTCTCAGGTCCTACTGGACCTAGATACTCACCATAACTTGGTATATGCGGTCCTGGTCCTGCAAATATCAACTTAGCGCCGATTACTTTGCAAATATGCGCTGCTATGTCAACGCCTTTTCTTGGAATCATTCTTCCAATGTAAAGGTAATAATCTCCATCGCCTTTACCTAGCGGGAACATCTCAGGATCTAGATAACCTGGGATTACCGCATCAAAGAATGAACCATCTACCATTGCAGCATTCTGATGCTGGGCATAGATTGCGTGCATCCAAGCATAAGATTCAAAGACTCTATACTTAGAAAATACTCCTGCGTATCCAACGCCAAACTCTACTGTCATCATTTCTGGTAGAGCATCTGCGATTGGTTTATGGCTTGCGCCACCAATTACACAGACAAAATCTTTTTGTTCTGCTCGCTTGCGAATCTCTTTCGCAGCCTTCTTATTAAACTTCTCCCAGTGAGGTAGGCGATAGTCAAAGGGTGCTTCGACATAAGGTTTCTTGCCTACTACAATCCTGCGTTGTGTTTCAGTTATGCAGGGAATTAGTTCGTCTACTTCTGCTTCGTTTTCTTCTCCGGCATATAGGTAAACTGTATGGCCTAGACCCTTCATCATATTACAGAAGCGTCTGACCTTTTCGGTGTATGCACACCCAGCGAAGGCTCTAGTTACTTGGGTATGTGGCAGTGCCACTACGTGGAATCTCATACCACAATTCTAGTGAAAACCCTGGAAATCAGAGACTAACTCGCCGCGTAAATCTGAGAATCCTGCAGACTGGATTACTAGGTTTGGCTGGGCTATGTAGGCGTTAGTCCTGTCAGCCCATACTCTATAGGCAACATCTATCCATCTGTCAAACTCTCTGGCTATCTGGATAAATAAATCCACCTTAGCCGGATTGACGCAGTAGGCCTGAGTTCCTGTTGAGACTACCTGCCTGACCCAGTGCTTATTAACTGGCTTGACTTCGTTCTTTAACGCTCCGAGGTAGAAGATATCCCAGTTCTTCGGTAGGTCAGCCATATATTCATCTAGGACCTCATTGAAGTCTTCTCTGAATAGGGCATCATCTTCGCAGATTAGAACCATCTCATCAGATTTAATCTTGCGTAGAACCTCTATGTGGCTAAGTCTGCCAGCATCTATTGGGTCCATACCCATAAACTTGCCATCCATAGCAGGGTGAACTTCAAAGTCAAACCCTAATCTTTGGGCTTCTTTGGTAAATGCTTCTAGTCGATCAGAGCGCCTTGGAACATTGATAACAATGATTCTGTCAAAGTATTTATCAAGGGTCACATACCACCGAGTAATAACGATAGCGGCAAGGCATCTGTCACTGGTCCGGTAGGACCGGTTGCACCAGTTGGGCCAGTAGCGCCTACTGGTCCTGTGGCTCCCGTTGGTCCTTCAGGGCCTGTGGCTCCAGTTGCTCCCACAGGTCCTGAAGCGCCTGTAGGTCCTGTTGGACCTTCCGGTCCCGTCGCTCCTGTAGCACCCACTGGACCTGTTGCTCCAGTAGCACCGACAGGGCCAGTAGGGCCAGTATCACCAGTGGGGCCAGTGGCACCAGTAGGTCCAATATCACCTGTTACTCCTTGTGGTCCGGTAGCACCGGTTGGTCCGGTCGCTCCTGCTGGTCCCGTAGCACCTGTAGGACCTTCAATACCTTGTGGGCCGGTAGGCCCTGTAGCGCCCGCAGGGCCAGTAGCACCTGTCGGTCCGACATCTCCAGTCACTCCTTGCGGTCCAGTGGGTCCTGTAGGCCCTGTAGGGCCTGTAGGGCCTATATCTCCGGTTACACCTTGTGGTCCAGTGGCTCCTGTTGCACCAACCGGTCCAGTCGCTCCCGTGTCTCCTGTAGGACCAGTAGGTCCTGTCGGACCTGTGTCTCCCGTTGGGCCTGTAGGTCCCGTATCTCCTGTAGGTCCGGTAGCACCGGTATCTCCCGTCGGGCCTGTAGCCCCAGTCGGACCAGTATCTCCTGTAGCACCTGTTGCTCCTTGCGGACCAGTTGCTCCTGTGGCGCCCGTTGCGCCAGTCGCTCCGGTTGCGCCAGTGTTACCTGTAGGTCCGGTAGGACCTGTTGGCCCTGTTGGACCGGTAGCACCTACAGGACCTTGTGGTCCTTGATCTGCTGATAACTCTACGGATACTTGAGGAGTAATGGACTCAATGATGATATATGTTGTCACGATGTAGTCACGGCTCCCGTTACGATGAACTTGCCCTCAAGTATGCGAGTCTGGACTGAGCCAGAATCTAAAACTAAATCATAGGCATATCTGCCTGCTGTTATATCATTAGTAATCGCTGCTGATAGCGTTACATTAATTCGACCAGAACCTGCTGTTAGAGTCATACGACCATTGGTAGTAGATGCAACTACTGTAGTCGTTGAAGCGCCAACGAATGGGCGCACTGTCATAGTACCGGTATAACCAGTAAGGTTCCAGGGTACTCCGTCATTTTGTATGACGAACTGAAAATTGAATGTGGTGTTCTGATCGCAGACTAGATTATATTTCGCACTCATCAGGATGAGACCTGTCTGAGAGCAGCCGCTGCAGGTAGGCCAGAAGTGCTAGCGATGTAATTACATACGCCGCTAAAATCAAGCCAATCGGCTTTAGAAGCAATCCCAGCAATTTCATTTAAGACTCCTACAGTATCTGTAACGGTAAGAGTGACACTGCGTTGAGCAGCCCATTCCTGGGCAGCCTTAGCCATATCAACCATATCGGCAGCAATGCGATAGGTACCACCATTTGCAAGACGATTCAACTCATCATTAAGAGTTGTACCATAGACTCCCAGTGCCACTTCTTACTCCTTACTTCTTCTTTTTTGCTACTGCTGCGTATGTGCCATTTGCTTCAAGATAATTGATTGCAGCAAATAGAATATCTTTATTGTCTTTTGCCATACCTAACAAGGTATTGCAGTTAGTACATAAAACTCCACGAAACTCACCGGAATCGTGGTTGTGGTCTATGGCATAACCACGTCTGCGGTTTTCGTAAACTAGTAAATCTGGCAACGGTTCTTTACATATAGCACAAGCATTATTTTGATTATGTAAAGTATCCATAAGTTGTTCTTCAGTTACACCGTATTTATATTTAAGGTGTTGATGAAGTCTTTTCTTAGGAGACCTGCTTGCCCATCTATTCTTTTGTTTTTCTTTAGTGCAAGGTATGCAACTGTACTGGCTTTTCCAGTAATCTTGCAATGGTTTAGATTCTTTACAGGTAGGACAAGTTTTCATTTTTTCTTTCTTGAAGCCCAAGCCGAATCTACTAAGTTAGGATAGGGACGACCTGCTGCCTTTGCTCGCTTCTTAGCGGCAGACTTTTGTGCAGGTGTTAACTTCTTAGATTTCTTTTTTGGATTTTCTTTATCCCAGAATGCTTTCTTCTTCACCACTTCACCTTATCTGCCCAGTACGCTGCAGACATCTTGCCTTTAGCAATGTTCTTTGCGTGACGAGCCTTGAAGGAAGCCTGACGCTTAGTTGGTTTTCTATCACCAGTAACGCCTTGCTGTCCGAAACGGATTGTCTTTACTTGACTGCCTTCTTTAGCCACAACTACGTGTGACTTCTTCGGGTGACTAGGAGTTCTCTTTGGTTTATTAAACCCAGATACTCCAGCCCTAGCGAGCCTTGGATCCTTCTTGCTTGCCATACTCTCCGTACTTTCCTAAGACTGCTCTGATAGTTCCGTTCTTATTAAGACGGACTACTAGCCCATTCTTAATCTGAACTTTATTGAAACCTCTGTGGGTTTTATATTGACCTGAAGACATTACTTCTTTTTCTTCTTAGCCATTCCTGCTTCGCTCATAGCGATAGCGACGGCTTGCTTGCGGGACTTAACTACTGGCCCCTTCTTGGAACCTGAACGTAGTTCGCCCTTCTTGAACTCACGCATTACCTTAGCGACTTTTTTCTTGCCGTTTTTCTTCTTCACTTGTCTAGGTATCTTCCTGGGTTCTTGTTCTTTGACTTGAGTGGCTTCTGTTTCATAATGGCCTTGTCAAGAGCGTTCATCTTCTTAGGCTTACCAGGCATCTTTGCTGGCTTTGTAGAACCCTTCTGTGCCTGCTTCATTGCCTTCTTTAGTTCTGCTTCGGTTACACCTAGCAGTTTTGCCATTTTCTTAGGAGATACTCCGAATCCTTCATTCATTGCATTTGGCATAGTTATTTCCCTTGCTTTGGTGCTGGCTTACCCATTGCGCCCTTCATCAAGGACTCGTAGGTCATAAATGGCTTGTCATTTGTATCTGGTGGCCAAGGAGTGTATTCATTCTCCTCTGGCACAAACTTGTTACCGTATTCGTTTGGGTAGTTTCCTGGCATTTTAGTTCTCCTTGAACTTCATAGTGTTTCCATCGAAAGCCTTACCAGCCTCGTTGGAAAGCATCATTGCTGCATCTATATCTTTTTTCTTGGTTGATATTGGCTCTACCCCTTGGCGTACTGCCGAGTAGTACGAATCCAATTCTGAATCCCACTTCTTTTCTTTGTCCTTATCCCAGCCTTGCCTGGTAGGGAAGCACCCTGCAAAACTAAAGTTTGCTGATTGCAAGCAATCTGAATAGGACTCGTGATCTTGTGTCTTGCAACCTGAACGACAATTTGGATTACTCATATTTGTGTTACGTAACTCCCATATCCAGCGTCAATAAATATCTGTGCTTCTGAATCAGATATCTCATATTCGTGACCGCCAAGATAATACGAATCTGCAGCGGCTAGGTCATCCTGACTCGGAGTACGTTGGGTTGTAACTGTTGTTCCATTGACAAGGAATGTGATTCCTCTAGGAACATCAGTGAGGAAGGGGTTTACAGTTCCAGTTATAGAACCGCCCTGAATAGGTCTACCAGCAAGACGTGAGTATGGGGTAAAGTTGTAATAATCAGAACCCCAAGTTTCCCAAGTCCAAGTTGTAGTAAGCCTATAGGTCATATCTTCCTTTCAGAATTGACTCACCACTAGGCAGGGTTTCCCCTGCCCAGCAGTCAATCAACTACTAGTTGATGGATGTTGCAGTCTCAATGCGGTATAGAGCCGCTTCACGAAGACGTGCGAAACCACCGAAGTAGTACCAACCGATGGTGCGGAAACGACGGAGTGCGTCAATTTCTGGACCGATAACGGTTGAGATATCTTGTACGGTTGCTTCAGCAAGTGCTTCACGACCAGCAACGACTGCCTTGTAGACAGTGACGGCTGGTGACTGAGTATTTGCTGCAGATGGAACACGAGGTGTTTCCACAATGAATGCACCTTCAAGAACGCCGACGGCACCAGCCACGAATGGTGTGCGATCTACGTACTTGGTCAAATCCTGGAATCCACCAGTACCGGACTCGGCGCGGAGGTCAGCAGACTGACGTGGGTGTAGGTAGGCAGCATAGAGTTCGCCAATGCGAGGAACTGCCTTATTGCTGCGAAGTTGAACAACAGCCTCACGGATGTTTGCAGCGGTGATGGTACCTGAAGAGGTAATTGAGTTGGTACCTGTTGCGTTGCCACCGTAGATTACGTTTGTTCCGGTTGAGCCGGTCAAAACAGATGCTACAACAGTGTCGATAGAATCGGCTGCGTTGTAAGCAATGATGTCAGCAAGTGCTGCATCTACGTCGTTGAACGATGTGAGGTTCAACTTCTTGGTGGTTGTTACGGCATTGCCGTACTCGTTGAGTGTAACTGTAACCTGTGATGGGTTACCAAGAGCAATGGAGTCAACGTCAGATGTTTCAGTCAAAGTACCGGTTGCGGTGCTTAGATCTGAGTAGATGGAGAATACAACTGACGAACCTGGCATTGCCTGTTGCACCGGCTTGACATCTGCAAGCGCTCTCATCACTGGGATGGAGCGAAGTGCCATACGGACGTACTGATCGTACGCTGTTTGGACTAGGTTGCTGATTGTCGAAGACGATGTAAGTGTACCTGTTGGAATTGCCACTTAACTTGCCTTTCGATTAGGTTCGGTTAGAGTCCAGACGACCTAATAATTTCATCTAATTCTTCGCGGCTTTGTGCATTTAACAACTTGCGATGAATCTCTGCTTGGAACTCAGGAGTTGCTCCCTGTTCTACAGCATTGGTCATCCGTTGATAAGCAGCAGCCTGCTTAGGATCTACATTAGGTGTTGCCTGGTTCGACTGGCCTTGTACACCGAATACATCGGCATAGTTTTCCAGCCATTTTGATACAGACTCCTCAGTTGGGTCTATATCCTGTGGGATAAATGCAGCAATCTTGCTGTTTACCCCGCGACTAGCGAGGGCGTCTTTGATTGCTCGTTCTCTATTCGCTTTTGCGAGGGATTCATACTGAGCCTTTAGTTCGGCTAGTTCTTTATCCTTTTGCTTTGCGGTTTTACGCAACTGCTTGACGAGATCTCCGCCATCATTTGATGGAGTATCAAAGTCGTCGTCTTCGTAGTCATAGTTGGACATAGGTCCTTCTCCCTTAGTTAGTTGGTTTCGCAGGCCTCGCATTGATCGGGGGAATCAATACGGCTCCTACTTCTGGACTTACTTTCTCTCTGACAGTGCCAGCGTATCTGTCAGCAGGCCTAGAATTGCCCTGCGCGTTCGCGGGCTAGTGCGCCACCAGCGGCTCCGGATGTACCGGAGAACTGTGCGGTTTCAAGTTCGGCAAGTTTACGGCGCTTTGTTCTTGCTTCAGCAGCGCCAGTAATGCCAAAGACTTCTTGTTCTGCAGTCTCTTGGGTGAATGGACCCATTCCCTGCTTTGCGTAAATCTCTCCAAGTTTAGTTGCGCCAGGTAGAACCTCAGCGATGGTGCTAAATCCTTGACGAGCCTGCTCGCCAGTAATTCCAAACCGACCAAGTTCTTCTGCTCTAGCAAGGCCAGTACGTAGTCCTGCCTGCATTGCACCTGCTCCAATTTCAGCAGCAGTTACGCGACGACGAATGTCGGTAAGAGCCTTATCTGGATCAAGGGTGTAAGCCAAGATGTCACCATTGGTGATGTCTGGATAGAACTCACGTAGCGCCTTTGATACTTCTGGGGCTGCATTAAGAACGCGATTCTGTGCAGTCTGGATACGATCTTCCAACTCTGCTGCAGATACATCGTTACCGATAAACTTCTCAAATCCTTGTTGTGCTCCCATTTCACCGCGAGCATAATAGGAAGCAGGTAGACCATAGTTACGCATAATGTTCTGGTATTGGTCTTCTAGTCCAATGTATTCTGCTTCTGATAAAGCGCGAAGGCCCTTGTTGATGCGCTGTGTGTTAGCAGCGAAGCGCTTCTTGTAGGCATCAGTCTCTCGCAAGCGAAGTGTAAACTCTGCTGGAGATAGACCTTCGGTAATAAATCCTTTTAGTGGTTCTACTAATGCGCCTAGACCATACCGCTCAAACTCTGAGAATAGTAACGAGTAGGCAGATTGCCCCTGACGACGCTTTTCTTCCGCTGCAGCCTGTGCTGCCTGTTGTGCGGCAAGCGCATCTGCGGCTGCTTTGTTTCCTTTAGAAATAATAGCCGTTGTGCCATCTGAATAGACACCAATTACATCGCCAGTAGTTTCATCAGTGTAAGTGGAAACTAGAGTTTTACCTCCACCTCCGCCTCCACCGCCTCCTCCTCCGCCGCCTCCGCCGAAGGACTTGATTAGAGTTTCCCTTGTTGGTCTTTCACGCCATTCAAATCCACCACCAGGTAGATTAAATGCGTACCATTCATAGCCAGCCCTTGGTGCTCCTGGGGGAGTTGAGATACTTCCAGCACTACCAGGCTTAGAAACTACTTTGCTTGCAATTCCTAGCGCTTCATTAGTTGCTTGTGCTTCTTGCACTGCCTTTTGTGCATCTACTTGAGCAGGGCTAAGACCGGTCTTGGGGTCACGGATGTAATATGGGTCGTTAATCGTGGAAGACTTAGGGGCAGTTGTCGCCTCTAATTGGCGAAGTCTACGTAATCTATCTCTCTCGTCAACCATTATTACCCCTGGAATCCAAAGTCACGAAGGACTTGTAGTGCAACATTAGAAACTTCTTCACGAGCGTTATCGGTGTACTGCCAGCGAGGATCCTTACGGACTGCTCGCTTGAAATCATAGATAGATGTTTCCTTGTCTGGTCCATAAGCGCTACGAAGTAGCGGGTCATCAAGATTGATTGAATCTGGAGTTACCTCAAGTAACGCAGCCATAGTGTTGCGGTATGGAGAAAAGACGTTTGATAGGTCTAGCCCTTCATCAAGCAACGCTCCTACCTTCTCAGGTAAGCCTAACTTAGCCTGCTGACGGATAAGACGCTTGAAGTCATCAACATCTTCACCACGAGAGATGCGACGTAACCAGTCATCTACTTGGTTTCCGAAGTCTCTATCTAGATTAAAGCCATTGTTACGAGCGGTTGTGCGTAGGTCATCTAGCGCATTGGCTGCAATACCAGCAGCATCCTTAGCACCAACACCACTAATGAGTTCATCAAGGATAACTTCCTCATCGATACCGCGATCGTAGTAATCCTTAACCTTGGCATCGTCAATCTTTATGCCGTATGGTGCAAGTAGTTTGCGTAGGTTTACGGTAAACTTAGTTAGACGCTCTTTATAAAGAGCATCATTTTCAAGCGCTAGTAGGTAGCGGTCTTGAACGTCGGCATCTAACTTAGCCCAGTCACTCTTAAAGTATTCATCCTGAGCCTCGGTAAACTTACCGGCTTTCCATAGTTCAAAGACTCTACGAAGTTGAGCGCCATACTTTGGATCGTTAAGAAGCGCTTCGCCAATACCAAACTTGTCACGGGCAGACTGAGCATTTGCATCAGCCTTAGTGTTGTCGCCAGCAACTGGAGTTGGTGTTACTCCACCATCATCTAGAAGAGGACCGCTTGCTCGTACCATTAGCCCTGCCCTCCCTGACTAAACAACCACTTGGTAAAGTCAACTCGTTCTTTGCGCTCTACATCAACTGGAGCAGCACCGCGAACGGTAGTTTCGATTCTTTCCTGGATACCTTCTTTGGAAAAGCCTGGAGTCTGAACGACCTGCTTTTCCTTCTTGCCAGTTCTTGGGTTTACAACTTCCTTGACGGTAGTTACGGTACCCTTTTGGTACATCTTATTGATACCTTTGACAAGATCGGTGTACCACTCTTCTGCTTTATCAACATCGCTAATGGTGCGACCTAGAACCTTTTGAGCAACAGTGTCAATGTCAGACATAATCTGCTCTTCTGGAACCTGATAAATCTGGCGAGTAGGTAGGGCTGGACCCTTTTTCTTTTGAGTTCCTCTGGAATACCAAGTTAGATATTGTTGAGGTGTAATCTTCTGCTGACCATCTGATGTGGCATACCAGTCAGATGCACCATCTACGGATATCTCCCATAGAGCACGAGCCTGTAAAGGATCGGTTTCAAATCCATTCTTCCTAAGTAGAACAAGCCAAGATGATTGCAACTTTGGATCTGTTAGGTAGCGGCGCTTTGCTTCTGCAGTAGTTTCTACTTTATCTTCAGTTCTTGCAGGAGTAAAGTATTCAACACCAGTAGGGCTAACGGATCTAACTTCTTTTCTATTGACAGTTTTAATATAAACCTTGTTTACTAAAGAACCGTCAGTAGTAGTGGTGGCACTTTTACCACCAAAGAATTCATCTGCTTCGCCTGCCATTACAGCCTCTCTAACAATTTGTCATTCTCTAAGATTCTTGTATAAATCCTATTGAAAGTGACATCTTTATCAATAAGTAATCCCGTAAACTCTGCCCACATAGCCTTGAGGTCGGCATTGTTTTCGTTGTCTATGTTCTTACTTTCGCGCTGGGCGAGTAAATCCATTATGTAATTACGTCCTTTGATATACTCAGACATAGTTTTCATATCGTTTCTGCCTGATAGACGTGGGTCCTTAGCGCTCTTGTCAGCAAACTTAAGGAAGTTCATAACTTTACGAGTATCTATCTGACCACGAACTGAATCCCAGTCTGGGTTTCTCTCGGCAAGATAGGCAATAAAGTCAGCCTTCATTTGCTTTAAGTCTTCAGCGCCTCTGGACTCTAGGCTCTTGAGGCCACGATTGATACGCTCTGCCTCAATTCTGTCCATACCCTTGTTGTATTCAATCCAGCCACGTTCAGCATTAGTTTCCTTGATAGCCTCAAACGGATCCTGCCGACCTCTAAATCTAACAGTAGAGCCAGGGGCAACTGTTTGATCTTGTTGCTTTTGATATACAGTAGGCGAAAATTCACCAGCGTTAGCGTCGCCGACTAAGAACCAACCGTATTCTGGATTTGATGCAATCAAGTCAGATAGTTTCTTGGCTCGCTTATCGGCCTCTACTGTTGCTGCAATACCAGTGTAGTTTTTAGAAAGGCTGGTTGTGAAGTAATAATAATCGTCACCATACTTCTTGTAGAAGTTCTCAGACGCGTTTAGTGGATCTTCCTCACGCATACGACGATACTCGTCAAGCCAGAATTGATATGGGCTTCTGGTCTGAGTAGCGAACGGAAGCATTACGCGAGAAACCACATCTAGCCCTATAGTCCATAGAACTTTATTGTTTATTTCTTTAATCGTAGGAGGGGTATCGCGCTGACCAGTAGCATACTTATGGCTTTCTTCTGCCATAATAAGAACTGTTAGGTTAGAACGTAATTGGCTATTTGAGTCGAATCCTTGCATAGCGCGTCGGAACGCTGCATTCTGGACTAGGAAGTTAGTGATACTGGTATCTTGCGCTCCATAAGGCAATATTTCACGAACAATTCTGTTGGTTTCTTTTTCTGGAAACTCGGTAAGTAACTTAGACAGTGGATACTGTACGAACCATCCAGCACCTGGATTCCACCAAGCATTACCCTGGTAGATAAGGTTTAGAGATGGTTTAGGAATTGAGAAGGGGCGCTCTTCAAAGCGTAACCACTTAGCCCATTCACCAGGAACATTGATGTATGTAATCCCATCGCGCTCCTCAACCATACCATTACGATCTGGAGAATCATAGATAGTCTCTAGTTTGCGGATAACTGATGGGTCATTCAGGATAATACGTCCCCACTTTTGAGCCACATCTGCGAAAGCACCAAAGAACGGGAAAATATAACGAAGTGTTGTTGCTGCCTCTATGCGCTCTGATGTATCGTAAAGAGTACGACGCATCTCTGCTCTAGCCCATTGGCGAGCATTGCTTTCTAGTTTGCGTAGATAATTAGGTGGGATTGAATCGCCAGGATAAGTGTCAATCGCATTCTTAACTAGCGCGTCCATACGCTTGCGGTATAAATCCACAAATAAAGAGTTACGGACTAGAGAAGTTTCTGGCATTTCACCAAAACCTCGATAGAAATTATCAAGAAGATTACCCCACAAGCGCATAGCGGCGCCGCGTCCCATAGCATTAGTGACTTGGGCTGCGTTTACATCTGGGCGACCGGTTACTGGAATATACTTAGCCACATCATCTGCAGTCAAAGAACGCTTAGATGCGATGTTCTTCAACGCTGGTGAGATATATGCAGGGAATAAAGACTCAATATTCTGCATATTGGCTTCAACAAGTTCATCTACATTACGACCAAGGGCTAGGTTTCTAAGAATCTTACGGCCTTCTGGATCTTTAAGCAGGAACATCTTAGCCTTATCCATTACTTCTTCTCTGGTACCTGGACCAAGAAGGATAGATGCAAACTTAGAGGAACGAACCTGGCGATTAACCACACGAAGATAGGAGTCTGCCCAGTTGGGATCGTCACCTTTAATAACTACCCAGTCGCCATTTGTCTCAAATGCGTTGCGTAGTTTCTTGCTAGACTCACTAAAAGCGTTATCCATAAGAGACGCAGCATTAGAAACGAACTTATCTTGGATATATTTAGCCTGAGAAGGTGTAGCACCAAAAGCATCTTCGTAGGTAAATACCTCATCGCCAATCTTTACTTGGCGCAAACCAAGACCGAACTTGTCTTTAATTTTAATCTTGCCATCAAGCATTGCGTCAATCTCTGCAATCTGGCGCTCAATCATTGCTGGGTCGTCTACATTATCAATAGATGCCAGCAACTCAGACTTCTTGGTATTGAGTTTAACACTATCTAGATAATCAATAATTTCGGTAGGCTTTGCACCTTTGAAACGATTGTTAATTACATTCTTTGTACCTACGCCAATGCGGCTCATAATAGCCATTGCGCCTGCAGTATTTGCAACACGCAAAAAACCTTCGGTGACGTTACGGACTGGATAGCCAATACGGGCTAAAACCTCAAACTTAATTAAGGAGTCAATAAATTGAGTAACCTCAGTTGCCCCACGTTGGAAAGCATAGACCTTATCTAGTGGTTCAAAGCGAGAAGCACGAGTTGCCTTAGTTAAAGCGCCATACATAGCGTCAACATCTAGGGTTGGTAATTGCTTTACCAACTGAGCCTCAGTTAAAGGTAGTGGAATTACATAGTTAGTTCCATCAAGACCCTCAATAGGTGTTATCTTGCCACCTACTGGACCACCTGTTACTGGATCGATAGCACCTGTATAGGCTCGCTCGCGGATTAGATTCCTAGCGCGATCTCTAGCACCAGTAAACTTACTTAAAGCAGAGCGAACATCGGCTTGATTCGTAAAACCCATCTGGCGAGCGATGGTTACAAACAACTCATCTTCGATTTCCTGATAAGCCCTGGCTCTAGCAACATCGTCAGTAGCCATAACATACTTCTCAAGTAGTTGATTCTTGCGCTCTACCGTAAATTTAGAACGTTCAATAGCATCTTCGTAAGACTTAATTTGAGAGTTAAGAATCTTTTTCTTAGTCTCATCGGTAATCTTTTCGACATCATCTGTTAGTTGGCGAATCTTGGCTTGGTAAACACCAATCTGCTTGTCAGATACACCACGAACTCGGTTGAGCATATTGTCAACGGTCTGAACTGATTGGTTATCTGTAAAATCAATCCAACCCTTGGGGCGCTTGTAAAAGAAGCCTGACAAAAAGCGAACTGGAACGCTTGCAGCGCCAGCACGTAGGTCAATAAAACTTTTACCAGTCCCTAATATATCTTCTCCACTAGCAAAGTAAGATCGAATCGATGCCATCTTATCAACGCTTGGAATAACATTTGGGTTAAGAATGCTAGAGGTATTTAATTTCTGGAAATTAGCGGCTAGATCTGCCTCATACTGGGCCACAGTTGCAATGTTCTTCTCAAGATTATCGCCCTGGTTTACCAAGTCCATTGTGTATTGGCCTGTGGTCTTATCAATTCCGGCGCCAAAAAACTTAGCACCTACGATTTCATCTTGTAGGTTTGCGATGTCTGCGGCAATGTTTGCATTCGTCTGAAGCAAACGCATTGCTGCATCGGTATCACCCATTGCCCACTGGACAATATCGGTCTTAGCCTGATGTCTAGCGGTAACATCTTCAATCTTGTTGGCCTTAGCCATTAGGTCTGCGAATGCTGCAGGGGCAGCAGATTCACGAATAGACTTGACTCGGATAAGATCAGTGACGTTCATATCATCTGTCTTCTCAACGAAGTCTTGTAGCGTAGCCTTGATACGTTCTGCTCTACGACCAACCTTCTCGCCTGCTAGAACTGCCTTGAGTTCTTGAGTTCCCTCTACTGCAAGTCGAGCAGCGCGGGCTGCTTGATAACCCTTACCAGCGATAATGGTTGGGTCGATAACAAAACGAGCAACTACATCTGTTCCCCAAGATGAGAAACGACCATAGGTCTGCTCACGGAATGCTTCTTCTGCCTGATTCTTGTCGTAGATATTGAAATCATTAGCAGCAAATAACAGATGGTCCTTGATGAACTTCTCTGTCTTGTTTCTAGTTCTGCCCATTGTGGCAGCGTTAAGAGCATCTTCAAAAAGATTTATTGGCTGACCAATTACAGTAGCAATTAACGCTCTACCTGGAGTAATCTCGCGGGCTTTATCCCAAGATTCACGAACAGCCTCTGGTCTAAAGTTGCCCTGGTATAGCGGATTATTTACATCTCTTAGTTGTAGGCCAAAGGTAACTGCTTGCGCTGACAGGTTGTAAGCCTTCTCCATACCAGCAAATAGTTTTCCCCAGAAGCCAGGACCCTTTTCGGTTTCCTTAACTTGCTGTTGGCGATAAAACATATCCTGGGCTTGAGCACGGTCTTGTGGCGGCAACGAGCGACCGAAGTCAGCAGGTGCTGCCAAAGATACGGGCTTGCGAGCATCGCTATTGTACATAGCGTTGAATGCACCCATTGTGTCGAATGCAGATGGATTCTTAGACTTTAACTTGTCAGAATAAATCCTCTGCGCGATTTCTCTATCACTCATAGAAGATTGGCCCTGATTTGCCTAACGTAGTTACGAAACGCCTGAGACGAATCTGGTGATGCTGCTAAAACTTCTAACGCTGGAAGATAAGAAACCATACGAGCCTTATCTTCTTCTGTATCAATGTTGTTGTTAATACCTAAAACTTCTGGACCTGCACCTGGTCCCATTGGAATACCAGTTGTGATTGGCTCATCTGGTCTCTCTGATGGTGCGTATAATGGAGTTACTGGAGCCTGTGCTGCAGCGGCGCGAACATCACTTGCTCTAGCGCCACGAACATCTGGAGTCTTAGCAAGCGGTGCGCCTGACTTAATGGCAGCAGTTTCTACACCTTCACCGTATGCGATTGAACCTAAATCCATATCTGTTCTCTTGGAGAACTTGCCTGGACCGGCAGCACCTGCGAGTGGTCCTCTAGCCATTTGGGTCCTCCATCGTCTCTAAATCTACTGTAAATTGTTCCCAAGCCTGATTTACTTGGTTCTTTCTAATTGCGTTATATGTTGCTAAATCTAAAACTTCTTCTGCAAATACGTGAACTGCGCTCATAATGTTGTGAAACAAACCTGCGAATAAAACAAAGATATCGGCGAGACGAACAGAGCGAGGTATGTAATCTGGTTTCTTATCCACGCTCTGTCCTCTCGTTAGCCTTTACTTAAGCCTTCTTGCCTTTACGTGCCTTGCCAGCATAGCCAAATTCGACTTTGCCTCCTGGCTTCTTCATATCCTTCTTGCCCTCAACTGGCTTTGCCATTGGAGCCTTTGCGCGACCGCCTTTTTTCATTTATCCACCTCCTAGCCTGCAATTTGTGCAAGTAGACTTGCGATGTCGGGACGAGCGCCAGCAGCAGGGGCCGCACCAGCCATCATTTCTGGAGTTGGCTGCGAGGCAGGGGCTGGGGCCATTCCTGCCGCTGGAACTTCTTCGCCCGTCATCGGAACTTCAGGTTGAGGCTCTGGGGCGAATACTTCTTCTACGATGGTCTCTAGTTGCTTACCTTTTTGACGACCCTTGATAACCTCAGCGATTCTTGAAACAATGAGTGAAGGATCTGCGCCTTGTGCTGCCATCGAGGGGATAGCCTGAGCATACTGAGCAACAGCAACGCGAAGAGAATCACGCATCTCTTCAATGTCCACACGTTGTTCTTCTTGAGTAACATTTAACTCCATTGGAATCTCACGGCGTACATAATCACGCGATACAAGTTTGTCGCTTCGCATCTGAAGTAGTGCAATGATTGCACGGTTAGGATCCATACCGGACATAATTCCATAGCGGACATCTACACCATACTCACCGTTAATCTGACGGCTTGGTACATACTTCATATTAAATGGAGTACCATCATCAGTACCCTTGATTTCCTTGGTCATAGAACCAAAGATTCTTTCATCTACCTCAAAGCAAACAGATACAAGTTCGGTAAATAGACGAGCGAACTGTGCTTGTGCTGCACGAATCTGAGTATCAAAGCCAGCCTGTAGCGCTTGTACGCCACGACCGGTAATGATTGAAGCATCTAGATTTCCGCTTCTTGTCTCTGGATAACGAGCGCCGAGTCGTAACTCTCGCTCTAGTACACCAGATTCAGCGAATACGCCAGGAGGAAGTTCTAGCGGTACACGGCGAATCGCCTGTGGATTAGCAGAGCGCATAATCGAATCAGGTCCAAGCGCGAGTTCTTGCACATCTTGTGGAATAGCAATAGGGGCTTGAATCGATTTCTCTGCTGCCTGTATTTGCAGAACTGCAAATCGAGCGCGTGCCAACTGCACCGCTAGAACATCATCAAACTGACCGCGTGCTTCACCGTCAAGAGAGGAACGGACGGCAACGCGTGCTAAACACTTACCAACGGGGTTAGGTAAGTTAGATAAAACTAAGTTGTTACGATCAGGAACATAAATCATATCCTGGTCTTTGTCGTGGTAACGGACCATTGTGATATATGGAGAACCTGATGCGTATTGATTCTTTGCAACAATCTGATTGTAGAACTCTGGATATTGCATTGCTAGAGTCTCTGCATCGGTATTTACTACTTGAGTAAGTGAGATACAGCGACCGAATCTATCAATTTCTGGATAGACTCCAAAAGGATTTAGCAAGCGGATACGAGGATTGTTTGTCTCGTAATCCATCTCAACGATAGATGGCAACATACCGTAGGTGTTAAACCAATCGGCTCCCTGATACATCTGGATTTGTAATTCAGATGAGGAGACGTAGTAGTTAGCGATTCTAGTTCTAGTATCTGCAGCCTTGCGAGCAGAGTCTGAAACCATATTGGTTGCAGCGCAGTTAAACGATGGCAGTGGTGCCATTGCTTCTGCTAG